TCATCTGCCTAAGCTGATTGATCGCCTCACGGTTCAGATCAGTGTCTTGCCACTCACCGTCTTTACGGGAGTAGTACTGCTTATCGGGGTTGGCGAGAAGTTCTTTCTTCGCACGCTTAGAAGCCTTATTCCAGTACTTCAAAGCTTTCTTCGCCTCGGCCTTACCGACCCAGTTCTTTTTGTCGAACACCGGCACGATCTTGCAGTCGCAACCGACGTGCCACTCATCCATGTGCGGGGTCAGATCATCGAAGTAATTCTCTTGGTCAGCCTCGAACATGTCGACAACGTCTTCATCCTCAAGGCCACCCGGCTGCAAACCCGCGCTCGCAGCGTTGTCATACACCGGGCCGCGAGACACCAACATCAGGCACCAGGCGCACGTTTCCCGGCCTGTCGCGACCCTGGCCCAGCCCTGCACCGGCTCAAAGACCTCGCGTTGAACCGTGAGATTCTCAAGGATGGTTTGACCGCCCCATGTTTGGCGCTCAATCTTCTCCAGGCCGGCGAGTTGCCGAAACTCTCTGAGTTCGTCTTCGGTCAACTTGATTCGGCCACGCTTCACGATTTCCTCGACCGGCTGGTCGGTTTCCACGGCTTTGATGATCTGCCGGCGCCCAGCCGTCTCAACATCGCGCACCGCCAGCATCGTCAAACGTGTCACCGCCGCTTGGTTCGACTCTTGGGCCTGCATCCCTTTACGGGCAGGCTCCATATCCCGCACGAACGTCTCAAAGCTGTACGTTTCGAGTAGCACGTCGTGACGCGGAAGTTCGGGGTAAACCTCAGCCCGCTGCGAGTCATAAAACGTCCTCGCCAACTCAGCGGACTCCCGGCGCTTCTGCTCCACAAACGGGAACATAAACTCCAGCATGTTGACCCAGCCGGTCAGCGACAACAACGGCTGCATAAAGTACTCCGCAACCTTCTGCACAAAAACTGCTGTCGCAGCAGCGATCACAGCGGCAGCGGCGGCGTACTCCTCCGGCGTCACCCGTTCACCAACTCATCCGGCGGAAGCTCACGCTCCTGCGTCGGCGCCGGCACACCCCGCGGCGGCCCATACAACTGAGCCAACTGCCCCATCGGGTTCTCTTCCTCATCCCAACGGCGCATCTGCTCACGCTCAGTAATTGAGTACCCCATATCCAGGCGGGCTTGCTCCTTGGGCACAACACCCAAACCGTTCGCGAACAACTTCACCGCCGCGTCAGCTTTCGCCGCATACGTCGGGGTGCTGGGGTCGGCCCACACAGTTTCCATGCGGTACATCTCCGAAGGGATGTCACCGTTCATAACTTTGTGGGCGATCCGCATCGCTTGCTCCCACGAACCGCCAAACACACGGTTCTTACGCTCAACCTTTTTGACGAGCCGCGACTCAGAGGACTTAATCGCTTCCGCGCTGGCCGGGTTATCGCTAGAGAACGAAAGGTACTGCGGCGGCAATCCTGTGTAGGCAGCGGCTTTCCTGTCGAGTGCGTCCAACGCATCAACGAAATTTCGTAGCTCGGCAGCCGAAAACTGCTGCGCCTTAGCGTCTGGATCGTCAAACGCCAATATCCTCGCCATGTAAGCGTCGTAAAGTTTCTCCCCCGTCTCGGGGTTCACACCAAGGTCTTCCGGCTTCACACCAAAGATCAGACGTTGCGGTATGGCCATCAGTTCCGCGGTGCCTTGGAGATCCATTAAGATGCGAGCGGCGGCATCGGTCACGCTGCGTAGCTCAGGCGTAATCTCCGACGTGCCATACAAATCCGACAACCGTGTGCGGTTCGGCAGAGGCACCACCGGCACCAGACCCAGGTCGTGTCGCACCCGCGAGACGAGCCGCCAGTTGTAGTCGCGATTAACAACGTCGCCTTTGTAGCTCCACCCGCTGTACGACCCGGTGTACGGCTGGCCCGAAGGCTTCCGCACCCACTGCAACGTCTCGTTCGGCAGATACAGGGTGGTCGATACCAGTTCGGACTGGTCTTCGGTGTAGATAGCGCGGATAGCATCAGTGACCTGGCGGGTCCGCGGATCAATCACCGCATACAGTGCGGTAGGCGGCTCAACCCTGATGATCGGCACGTCCGCGGCCACGAACCCGTCAGACTCAGGGTCAGGTGCGGAAATAGTTATGTAGGAGCGCCCGTAGATAAATGCGTCGGTGTGGCCCAGGCTGGCTTCGACATCAAGATCGTTGGCTTGCCACCAATCCCAGAGTCTCATATCGGCCTGGTCTTCGCCGCCCATGCGGAAACCTTCAACCTCTTGCCGTTCAGCAACCGAATCGACATAAAGGCGCGGGTAGCCGACATTTGCGAGCAAGCCCCTCATCTCTGGGGGCACGGCTACACCTATTGCTTCGGGCCTGCGCTCGGAATCATAATAGGCTTTGTCGTCCTTGAGTCCCAACTGAGACTCTTCAAACTTTGAAAGCAACTCGTCGCGACGTTGCTCGTTTTCGCTAGCCAAGATTGGCCCCTTCCAACTGAGCTTCTAGCTCAACGATGCGTAGTTGCAGTCGCGCTATTTCACCTTCGTAGTCGCGACGGGCCAGCATCTCTAATGCGTTCTGGGCAACCGATGCTCTCTGGAGGTGCTGTGGGTTTATGCAACGTGTTTTGCCGCACTTGTGGTGAATGACAACGCCGGCGATGTCCTCTCCAGTGGCCATCTCATAAGTTGCCCTATGGGTGAGCGCAGTAGTTTTCCCCTTGTAGTTCATACGGCCATATCCCTCAGGACTTACATAGCCGCACCAAATCAAGCAGTCACCGTCCTGCTCGGTGTTGGAAAGGATGTCGTCCAGCGTCTTGTAGTGGTGAATGCGGAGTGGGCGTAGAGGCTTTCCGGCCTTCTGTTGTTGGTAGTGCCCGTAGCACAGACCCTTTGCGCCGTGCTTTTTGCCGCAGCCCTCAAACTTGCAGGTTTTCACTTGATCGCCACAACCTTCCTTGATCTGTTCTTCTTTGATACTAGGAAGTCGTACCGACAACCGTATGCCAGGACGGCACAGACAGCCGCGTCGATCTTTTTTGACGAATCCTTAGATTGCTTCCTGATGGCGATTGCATCGTAAATCGTAGGAAAACGCCTTGAGTTCAGGACGTGTTGCCTAAGCACAATGTTACCGTCGTGCGCGATTTCTCTTTCCAGCACGGCATCTAGGAAACGCTCACAGTCCAAGGCGAAGCGTTTCTTATTGCCTCGCATGTCGAATGCAACAGGGCTGTTGGGGCTGGCTTTTACTCGGAGTTTCCTATTGAAGTCCCGCGACCACTGGTCGACGTGCGCTTCGAACTGGTACACGTCGGCTCTGAAACCAACAACGTCGTACCGTTGGAAGCACGATCTGACGGTGGCGTCTACGTCGGGCCGCGGAACCTCACCGTTCTCATGCTTCTCTGGGTTCCACGCTTTGATGAGGAACAAGCAGCCGTCTGATACCCGGCAGGCGACGAGGGCGGTCCAGTCGTTGGACTTCGAGCCGTCGAACCCCAACGTGATTTGTTCGCCTTTTTCCAAAGTGGCTTCGGGGGTCGCGACCGCGTCCCACTCATACGGGGCGACCCACGAATCCTCCGCTGCGTTCACCTGATTCAGAAATTTCCGGCGGCTTTCGGTGACGGGGTTCTTCAGGTCGAGGATGGATTCGATGATCGAATCGACCGGCAACCACGTCGAGTCCCCGCGGGCGATCTCGACACCTTCACGCAGCTTCACGATCCCGACTGCGTACCCTTCGGGGTCTTCACGCTCAGACGGGATCTCGCTGACCGGAGTGTCGGCCGGCGCTTCAAGGGCGTCGTAGAGTACCCCGACATCGACGGCGTCACCGGCTTGGACTGCTTGCCACGCATCGTATTCGCGTTCGGCAACGGAGTCTTCCCCGGGGATGTGGGCGTTGCAAATCGACAACGTCCTGGCGCCAGCGGTTTTCGTGACGTTGCCTTCGATCACACCGGCTAGCGCATGGCCGTCGTTCGACTCAACCCACCACTGAGTCTCGTTACGAATCACCAGCGTGGGGCGGTTGCCCTCCATCGCATACGGTGACGATGTGACGGCTTCGATTCTGCCGCCGGCCTCGCTGTAGATGATGGTTTTGTTGACTTCTAGCCCGAAGTCTTTCTTTAACTGCGTCGACACCATGACCGGGAACAGGGACATGGTGTTTTTGGTTTGTTCGTGGCTGACGGCGACGATCTGGACCCAGGCAGCGTGCCTCGGTTTCCCGATGGGTTCGCCGCGTAAGTCGAAGCGGTCGAACGCAACCGGCCCGCATAGCTCCGCGAGCGCCAACGCGGCCGACAACGGATCTTTGCCCCACCCCTTGAGTCGGCGTAGGACACCGGCACGGTAGGCGTACCTGCCGTCGTCATCAACGGCGTACCACCACAGAATGAACCGTGCCTGCTCCAGCGTGGGCATGAACGGTTCGCCGGCATGCTCCCCGCCGGGGGACTTGACGTAGTTGGCGAGCCAGTTGATGACACCCCAGCCCAAGGTTTGTTCGGGCAGCCACCAGGACTGGTCTTGGGTTTTGCGCCAGACGGGGCCGACGATGTTGGGTTGCGCCGGGAGTAGCTGTGGTGTGTCCACTCCCGGCACCTCCCTTTATTTGTTCCAGGCGATCTCGCAGTCGGACAGCGGCGGTGGTGGCGCGGTGAGGATCTGTCGTAGGTCGGTGGAGTTCCCGGTCGCGAGGTAGTCGAACAACGCTTTGTCGCGCCGGAATTCGTATTGGTTTTTGAACTGGGCCGACTCGACTACTTCGACTACGCAGTCGAGTTTCTCTTTGGCGTTTCGTTCGTTCTGCTGCTGGCGCATCTGGACGAAGACCAAATCGGCTGCGGCGATCAACCCGATGATGAGGAAGATCAGTGTGAGGACATCATTCTTGGGCTTCATTAGCCTCTTTTCGTTTTTCGTTCGCCCACCAGCCGGTGACGGTGGTCATCAGGGCGTCGGGCGCCAAACCTAGGTCGATTTCGGGGCGTATCCCTTTGAGGATGTAGGTGCCGAACCACACCAAGCCGACGATCCCTGCGAGGGCGGTTTTGACTTGCATTGTCATAGCCCGCGCCACCCTGTGTTCAGGGAATGGGGTTGTTCCGGTGGCAGCGGAACCGGCGAATTAACGGGTCTGGGCTGCGACCTATTATGTGCATCACCGCTGGTCAGAGCGTTGCTCGAGGTCCGCGGCGCGGCGGGTATCGGAGACTCCGAAGTCGGTGTGTTCGCTGACGCCACCATGCCGCCCAGGATCGCCAAAGCAGACCCGCAGAGATCCACGATGGGCGAGTCCACAACACCCACCACACCGATCAGAACGGCCTGCACCGCGGCGATAACTCCGTACAGCCATTTGCGGAAGTTGTTCTCCGCTTCAGGGTAAGCAGCCAACGGTGATGCCAGGGCGACAACCAACCCGGCGATCAACGATGCCTTGTTGTCGTCCACCACATTCCACCCGACGAGCAGTGACGAGATGGCGGGTCCACCGGAGTGGATCATCGCCCTTACGTCACCCCAAGTCCGAACACCCAAAGCGTTCTGGATGGCCGGGGGTACGGCAGCCATTACAGCCGCCAGCGGCCACCTGTGGGACGCACCGGCTGGGGAGCCGGGGGCGGTGCCGCAGGAGCCGGAACAGGGGCGGCGGCGGGCCTCGGGTCATACTGGGTTTGATCCACGGTTTGTGATGCCCTGAGAGCGGTCAGGACTCGTTGTGCGAGCTTCGCGTCACCAGCACGCTCAGGATCGCTGTTCGTGGAAATTTCGTTGAGCAAGTCCAACGCACCTGTGTCGCCTAGCTCTGCGAGCCGGATGACGAGCATGATGTGCGAGCTTGCGTCGGTGTTCAACACCATGCCGGCCACGGTGTCCACCGGACCTTCATTGATGTGCCGGAACGGTGACCTCGACGGGAACCGCTCGTCCGCAAGGATGCGTAGAAGGAACAACATTTCCTTCTGTTCTTCGGCGGTTAGCGCACTCAAAAAATCATCTCCGGTTTCTGGCGGGCCGGATTGTAGGACCGCGAGGAAAGTCGGTGCGACTTCCTTCGCACGGGCATAACGGGCTTGCCTATCAGATAGGCCATGATCGCCACCGTTAATCAGCCTGGTTACCTCAACGGTGTCCTCGCGGTCAGCGGCGGCATTGATCGCATCGCCGCGAGCAACAGTCCAGTACCAAGCGGTGCCTTGGAAGCCGTAATCGTCGGACGCCATTTGCTCGGGGTAGTCCACGAAATACGTTGGGGAATCGACGTATCCTTCGCCGTAGGCCCACGATGACACAGCGCCGTAGTTCGTGCGCCCGGTTATCATAATGGCCGATCTGCCCTTGTAGCGGACACCATCACCCGGCTCAGTATTGCCCAAGTCGGCGCGGCCTTCGTAAGCCTCACCCGACGCGAACTCTTCCATCGCGCTCAAACCCAGGCTCTCATGCCCGGTCTGCGCCATCCACTGCGCGATCCGCTGCACGTTATTGCACTGGGACGCTTCAAGACACGACAGGACACCCGGCAGCAGAGCCTCGTACCGTTCCAGCGGCAGTGCTTCATCCATTGCGTAGGACAGCAGTTCCGCGAGGGTGTGCGGGGCGGGTGCGGGACCAGGCAGCGTTGGAACACCAGCCGGTGCAGCAGAGGCGTAGCAGTAACCTTTAGGCGGCATTAGGCTGCACGCACTACCACCGGTTTCACCGGGCTTGCTGTCGAAACGGACGGTGTACTGCCACGGCGCGAACCCGCCATCCGTGACGTGAACGAAACGGCCATAAGCGTTTTCAAAAAACCCTGTGTACACGACGTAGTGAAAAATCGTTCCACTGTAGCCAGGATTGTTGCCGGTCGGCTGCCCCGTATTCGGGTCAACAGATACCGGATACCCGCCTGGGGGTGCGACCCAGTTCGCCGGCACCGCGAAGCCCGCCTGGATACTTGATGTCAGGTGGGTCCAGAACAGTTCTTTTTGTTCTGCCGTCATTGGGTCTTGTTCGAGGAAAACCGCTTTCCACGAAGCGTGGTGGGCGTGGGCCTGGAGGCAGTCGGCCAGCAAACCGATGTGGTTCGTGCCGTTCTCTGTGGTTCCCATTTCTGAGGCAAGCTGCTGTTCTTCAAAGAACAGGTTCAGGATTTGCAACGCTGTCTGTACTGCCTGAGGTCCGCACCAATACCCGGTTGACTGGGGTATTTCCTCGGGCCGCGGGATCGTTAATACCTTTTCTGGCACACTCTTTCGGCTTCCTGGCGGGCCAAAACGGTGTTAAAACTACTCGGCTTCCTCCGACTCAATATTGATCCGCGCAGGCGAAGGAGTCGCCTCAATATCGCCCACGTCTGTGCCGGAGAGTCGGCCCATCAAATCGACTAGACCGCTGGTGTCCTCGAAGTAGTTTCCGAAATAGATTGCGGTGTAGCGTTGCCGTTCGCCGACTTTGTAGCGGCGGGGCACACTCACCAGACCGCCAACCCACGGGAAATAGCCCTTAGTGGCGGGTGGGCTGAGTCGGTCCTCGACGTAGCTGCTACCTACATCAGAGGCGAACCCGTTGGTGAAGCCGTGATAGTCGGGGATGTAGATACCCGCGCCCGCGTTGCCGGTCGAGTCCCAGCCGTAGAAGAAGGAACTGAAGCTAGGCCCCAACGGTTGGCCGCTGGCTGTGCAAGTCAGCAGCCGGGGGAAGGACTCCATCACTGCCCGATCAATCTTGGTCGGTGACGACTTAGCGCCCGCGAGCGGGCACATCACATACCCGATACGCACATCCGTTTCGACGTTGAACGTAATGTCCACCGATACCGCGAGTTGGCTTGCGGTCAACGTGTAGGTGTAGGTGACCGTGCCCAGCGGCGGCGAAGCCAAAGCGGCACCGGAATCAGGGTGGTACAGCTTCGTTGTCCTGATTACTTGTGCGCTGCCGCAGGACTTAACCTGCCCGTTTGTGAGGGTGAGGTTGTTGCCGTCGACCTTTGTTGTGATCGTCTGCTGGTTCTCTAACTGGTGCGCCGCTTGGCCGATGAACGTCCAGGTTGATCCGGTTGCAGGTTTGCAGTCCATCGCCATTTCCCACGCGGACGGGAACGAGCACGACAGGTCGTGGGTGGTGAACAGTTGGACACCGGAATCGGTGACCACGGTGTTAGCGAAACCGTAGGCGAACCGGTCAACGTAAATCCTTGCCCCTGACGCGGCAGCAGCTTTGTATCCGGTGC